ATAATCCTATGGAAGCGGAATTTTTAAGTCTCGAAGGCGATTTTACTATTCGTCAGGGCACAGAATTGATAGAATATCATAGAATCTCTGATATTCCAGACGAATTTGATCATTTAATTAAGTTTATGCCGAAGTATCCAGACCCACCGCATGATATTAACGACCATGCCAAGATGGAGAACTTCACAAACTACTTAAATATGCTTCAAGCAAGAGAACAGAAGTGACAGTAAGTATAACTCCAGACGAAGCGACAGGTTTACCCGACATAACCCGTCCAAATTTTACTATGAATACCTCTGTGAGTGCTTCATGTACTGTACAGAGTCCAAATCAGTGTGCTATAACGAACGTAAGTGCCACTGTACAAGGTAATCAACCGAATTTAGTAATAACCCCAGGTACAACAAGTGTGTCGATCACGGGAACTCTAGCAGATCCCTTCTCAGACTTCTTTACATACGTCGAACAAGGCAGCACTAACCTTAATACAAGTCCTGTTACAGTAGAAGGTACTGATAACATGCCTTCTGATAAGGTTCTGTATGATCTAAACCAAGATGGCAGTAACTATGTCTCTGAGTTCTTTGATATCACAGTCCAATGGGAGTCAGGAACTTCTGGTTCTATGACAGCACAGACTCCCGCAACCTTCACTCTCGAATTGAAGATATATAATGAGTGGGAAGGTATACGTTCCTTCATTTCAAATTATTATTAATCACATGCCCGCAGTAACACGAGTCGGAGACGCAGATGTAGCCCATTGTTCTGGAATGTCTAGAGCACAGGGTTCAGGTAACGTCTTTGCGAATGGTATTCCTATTTCTCGTCAGGGAGATAAGAACACTGTTCACTTAAAACCTGGTAGTCCATGTCCACCCCATTCTGCTTCTATATCAACTGGAAGTAGCACAGTCTTTGTAAATGGCAAAGGTTGTGGTAGAGTAGGAGATGGTCTAGGCGGTTGTACATCAGTCGCAGCAGGATCACCAAACGTATTTGCAGGTTAAATTCATTATGGCTAAATTAAAACAATCACAATGGTTAGGATCAGGATTTATTGAGACCCAACCAAAGAAAACATCTCAGGGATCTAGCAAAAATACTAGATATTCAGCGACATCCCGTAACGCTAAGAGGAAAAAGTATCGTGGCCAAGGCAAATAGGATTGTAGACGGAAAAAGGAACGCAAATATACCCGTAGACATGTCAGATAACTTTTATGATCATGGAAATGAGTATTGTAGGTACTTAATTACTGATCCAAGAAGTGATAGACTGGGAAAGAAGAGAAAACCCTTTGAAAACGTGTCTAAATAAACAATGAGATCTAATACATTGGCAGAAAATGCGTACGGGTGCTCTACCCAGTCGTTCGTTTAAGGATTTTGATCTAACTTTTAGAAGAAATCCAATTACTCGCGACGTTAATACCTTAAAAAACGAGGAGGCAGTCAAAGAGTCTGTAAAGAACATCGTTCGATACAACTTTTATGAGAAACCCTTCCTTCCGAATTATGGTGGCAATATAACTGGAGCATTATTTGAGAATTATATCGGTGGACAGTCTGCTCTAATCGAAGAACAAATAAAGGATTGTATAAATCAGCATGAACCACGTGTTTTGTGCTATAGAGTTATTAGTCAGTTTGACGAGAAGAACAACGACCTATCTGTGGAGATATACTACTTAATTACTGGTCTACCTAATGTGATCGACACACTAGAAGTTATACTTAAACGATAATGGCACTAACCCAAGTCAACTCGTTAGAGTTTAACGAGATTAAGAACCAAATAAAGGCATATTTACGTGGCCAGTCAGAATTTTCGGATTATGACTTTGAAGGATCATCTCTGTCAACTCTTTTAGACGTACTTGCTTATAATAGTTACTATTCTGCTGTTAATGCTAACTTAGCAATTAACGAGAACTTTTTAGACACTGCAGTTTTAAGGGAAAACGTAGTAAAGTTAGCTAAACTGATAGGATATACCCCTAGAAGTGCTAGAAGTGCCCGTGCGACCTTTACAGTGGTCGTACAGACGGTATATGGCACAGGGGCTAATGGTAGAGGATACCCAGAATCGGTACAAATCAACAGAGGAATATTTGCATCGTTCACTGGAGAGAGTGGAATCAACTATGTGTTCTCTATACCCAAGGATTTGATCGTATCCGTTAATACATTAGATGGTAAAGCAACATTTACCGACGCAGTGTGTTATGAAGGAATATTCATCACTGATACTTTCGTAAAAACAGAAAATGAAAGACAAAGGTTTGTCTTAGGTAATGCTATGGCAGATACTTCAGCTATGACAGTTGAGGTTACACGTGGAACTATCACTGATGCATATTTACAGGCAACAGATATAACAGCAGTAAGCAATATTAGTAAAGTCTTCTTCTTAGAGGAGTCAGAGAGCACAAGACAAGAGATAGTGTTCGGTGATGGCATTCTAGGTGAAGCATTATCCAATGGTGACGTAATAGAAGTGACATATCCAACATCTGTGGGTGCAGCACCTAACGGATTGACTGGATTCTCTTTTGCGGGTACTGTTAAGGACTCTCGTAACGCTCCAATCACTTCTGGTATCACTTTAACACTAACATCAGCTCCTGATGGTGGTGCTAAACCAGAAACTATTGATGCTATCAAGTATTCTGCCCCCAAATTCTATTCTAGCTTTGGTAGAGCAGTAACTACTAAGGATTATGAGGTAATTATTCCTCAGATCTATCCTAACGTTCAATCTATCGTTGCTTTTGGTGGTGAAGAGGCAGATCCACCAGAATACGGTAAAGTTATTGTCGTAATTAAGCCTAAAAACGCAGATCGTCTGTCTATATCTGAAAAAGATGCGGTACAGAAGAAAATACGTTCATATTCAGTAGGTGCGGTGGAACCAAAGATCATGGATCCATCAGTTCTCTATATTGACTTGGCTACTTACGTTTATTTCAACCCAAATAAAACAAGAAGGTCTCAGGATGAGATAAAACAGATTGTTTACAGAACTATGGAGGGAATTAACGCTTCCGCTGAGTTTAATAAGTTTGGTGGTAAGTTTAAGTACTCTAAAATGCAAAAAGTGATTGATGATGCGGAACCAGCTATCACATCTAACATCACAAAGGTGAGAATGCGTAAAAACGTAAAAGTTTCTCTAAGTCAAAGATTTAATTACAAAATTTGCTTCGGAAATAGGATTAACGCACAATTAGACTCTCCAACTTTATCAACTAACGGTTTTAAACGTGCTGATGGAGGAAATACAGTATTTTACATCAATGATGATGGATTAGGCACTATCCGTCTTTATAATGTAAATGCGGATGGTTCAAAGCAGTATATTGGTGGAAATTGGGGAACTATTGACTACACTATGGGAGAAGTTACTATTAACGACCTCATTATTACTGAAGTTGTTAACTCGACGGATAATATTCTCCAATTCTCTGTAATCCCTGAATCTAATGACCTAGTTTCTCTCAGAGAGACCTATTTGACATTAGGTATAGATAATCTAGTTGTTAATGTAATTGATGATGAAATTTCCAGTGGTTCTAATACTTCTGGAACAGGTGTAGTACCAGAATCAAGTTATAGTTAGTAATGCCAGCTGAACAGTCGTCGTGGAGAGTTGCGTCGTGGGTCACACCTCAAACTGAGGTAACAGTTGACCCGATTGATGCTTCGGTTTCGCCAGAATCAAGAACTAAGATTTCAGATAGACTAGAGGAACAGATTCCTCAGTTTATCAAGGAGGATTATCCTGACTTTGTACAATTTATCAAATATTACTATCAAGCACTGGAATTGAAAGGTAATCCAGTTGATGTAATACAGAACATAGATGAATATTATAACATAGACAAGCTTAATGACCTCGTAGAGTCGACTACAGCGTCCTCTGGGGTCACTTTAGACTCAACAGTCATTGACGTAGGAAATACTAGAGATTTTCCAAAAGAAGGTCTCTTGATGATAGACGAAGAGATCATATATTACAAGAGTAAGTCTCAAACACAATTTAAGGAGTGTGTTAGGGGTTTTCATGCCACTACTAAGGTAGGTACACTTAAAGAGTATACTTTTAGTGAGTCTGTACCAGCTACACATGCTTTTGGTGCTACAGTAGTCAACTTAAACAACCTTTTACCTCTATTCTTACTACAGAGGTTTAGAGATCAGTTTGCTGAGTCATTCCCAAGCAAGTTTGACCCTCAAATCCAACAATCAACAGTTACTAAGCGTCTTAAGGACTTTTATGCTGCTAAAGGTACATCAAGGTCATTCAAATACTTGATGAGGGTGCTTTTTGGTGTAGAGTCAATTATTGAGTACCCCAAAGACAGAATATTCAAACCTAGTGACGCATTCTACACTGTAAGAGAGATTATTCGTGCTACAGCAATAAGCGGAAACCCTGTAGAACTTACAGGTGAAGTATTGTTCCAAGAGAACGATCCAAACGATGCTTTAGTCAATTCCGCACGTATATACGTAAAATCCGTAGTTGAGGTTTTTACTGAAGATGGAAAGATCTATGAATTGGATGTAGACACGGAAAATGGTGATGGAACTTTCACAACTCCGTATAAAACGCTCCTTTCTGAAGATCTAAGCTCTAATCTTACAGATAATGTCGTAACAGTTGACTCTACTATCGGATGGCCAGAACAGAACGGCTCTATTCGTATAGATGACGAAATTATCAACTATACAGACAAAACAGTTACTCAGTTCCTTGGATGTACTCGTGCGAGAGATAATACAGTCAATTCTCCACATATTGCGGGTTCTGAGGTTACATCTTCTTATGAAATCTACGGATACAGCAATGTAGACGGATCTAAGATCAGTATTAAGGTATTTGGCGGTACAAGAGGAATATCTATTGAAAGTGGCGGTAAATATTACTTACAGGACTCAAAAGTCACTACACCATCAGAACCAGGCTTTGATGCGTTAGATCCTATTTGGGAAAGCTTCGTATATAACGTTAAGAAGCTCCTAAACGGAACTTCGCTAGTTTTAGACACTCCACAGTCAGATGGTAGCGTTGTAGGAAATATTACCACTGAACAAGAGCACGGATTAAGAAGAGAAGATAAAGTTACCATTTTGAACGCTCCAGAGGACGTATATAACTCATCATTCACTGTACTTGGTGTAAGTAACAATTTTGAGTTCAGTATCCTAATTCCTAGCACTCCGTTACGTGGTGTAGACGTAACATTCTTAGTTACACGTGAATTTGCGACAACTACGTCAGTTGATACATCTATTCGTTTAGGATTGGAAAATACACCATCTGATATACAGAATGTCTACAGATCTGCAGAAAATGCGATAATTGCGTCACCAGGTATACCTGGTCACGAAATAGGACCTTTTGACACTGGAGACCTAGATCCTGGCAACCAGAGATATCTAAAACGCATTCCTCTTTCTACAACCACTAAATCTATCAAAACTCCGACTCCTGTGGGTCAAGTTGGTATTGGTGTGAACGGAGTACCGTTTTTCTCCTATAAATCGAATGAAACAAAATTATTCGGTGGTGTAAAGTCAATTACCGTTATAAATGCGGGAACTGGGTATGATATCACTAATCCACCGATTGTAGAGTTTGAACCAATCCACAGAAGAGGCACATCGTTCTTTATTAACCAAAGAATCAGAAATAGTCTAGGATACAGATATAGAAACTTAGGAAGCGGTAAAACCGCAGAATTAGGTCAAGAACCTACACATACAAATTCAGACCCAGTACAAGATGGTAGTTGCCTCTGGCAATACGAAGGATTGTCTGCTGAAGCGACTGTAAGCGTATCTGGTTCATTATTTGCGGTAAACGTAGAAAACGGAGGATCTGGTTATACCGAAGCTCCTACAGTTGGTATTGTGGGTGGAGATCCTACAGTTGAGGCATCTGCGACTGCTACAATCACCGCAGGAGT